CAAGAAAAGGATTTAGAAACACGACAATTAATTAATTACGGTAACTAACATGAGTGCTGTTACAGAAAACAACTATATAAGTAATGGTTCACAGACCAATTACTCTTTCACATTTCCATATCTTAAGACATCAGACATTACAGTAAGTCTCGATGGGGTCGAAACAAGTAACTTTACGTTTGCTAATGCTACGACCATACAATTGAATAACGGGGCTACACCACCAGTAGCGACAGCTCCAGCAAGTGGAGTTAAAATTAGAATACTCAGAGAAACTACAGTTGATGAACTAACAGCAACATTTTATGCTGGCTCGGCAATCAAATCAGAAGATTTAAACGATAACTTTACACAAAACTTATTTATCACACAAGAGGTAAACCAAAGGTATCTTCCAACCACTGGAGGTACTTTTACCGGTCCTTTAAATCTTGGAAGTCATAAAATTACTAATCTTGGTGATCCAGTCGATGCTGCTGATGCAGTTAATAAACAAACATTAGATTCTAGCATCGACACTGCTATAGATAATGATATTTTAGCTGGCACTGATTTATCAAAAACTGCAAGTGGTGGTCAAGTTACGATTAATCATAACGTTGCTGGTGCAAACACAACTATCAATAACAGTAATGGTAACGTTATCCAAGATATAAGTATTTCAGCTCAAGGTCACGTTACAGCAGCTGGATCTACTGATTTAGATAATAGATATTACACAGAAACTGAGTTAGACGCTGGTCAGTTAGATAATAGATATTACACCGAAACTGAACTAGATGCTGGTCAGTTAGATAACAGATACTATACAGAAACTGAGCTAGACGCCGGTCAGTTAGATAGTAGATATTTTACTGAAACAGAAATAGCTAATGGTGCTGCTGATACTAGATATTATACAGAAACCGAGCTAGATGCTGGACAATTAGATACAAGGTACTACACCGAAACTGAACTAGATGCTGGTGCTCTTGACCCTTTATATTTTAGACAAGACAGCAGTGAGACTATATCTAGTGGACAAACTTGGTCTGCCAGTGACAACTATGTAGCTACTACATCAGCTATAGATGCACGTATTATTGACTTAGTTGATGAGGTTGGTGGTTTTGATATCGTCAACGATGAGCAAAGTTTTCCTGATACAAACCCCGGTGGAACTACAGGACAGGCAGCTGTTTTAAGTATCAAAGCAGCAACTACAAACTTAGTTCCTAGTGGTACAACAGTTACTATCAATAATGGTAACTTAGCTAATAATGCAAATATTACAATTACTGGAGTACCAAGTACTATCCCTTCTGGATTTGGATTCTTAGTAGAATCTACCAGTACATTACATACATATACTTTTCATAGATTAATACCAAAGGCAACAGAAGTAACTACAGTTGCTAATAACGCAGCAGAAATAGGTAGATTAGGTACGGCAGCAGCTGTAGAAGATTTATCAATACTAGGTACTACTGATGTTGTAGATGATCTAGCTATTCTAGGAACAGCTGATGTTGTAGCAGATCTAAATACATTAGGTACTGCTGACGTTGTAGCAGACATGAACACTCTTGCTGTTCCTAGTGTTGTTAATAATATGGATACAGTTGCTACTAACGTAACAAACGTAAATAATGTTGGTGGTTCTATAGCTAACGTTAATACAGTTGCAACTAATTTAACTGATGTTAATAACTTTGCTGACACATATCAGATTGCTACTAATGATCCATCGACAAGAGCTGACGGTTCTAGTTTACAAGAAGGTGATTTATATTTTAACACTACTGCTGATGAACTTAAAGTTTATAATGGTGGTACTTGGCAAGGTGGTGTAACAGCTACAGGTAACTTTGCAGTTACAACTGGTAATACATTTACTGGTGATAATACTTATAATGATAACGCTAAATTAAAACTTGGTACAGATTCAGACTTAGAAATATTCCATGACACAAATGATTCCATAATTAACGATGCTGGCACAGGTAGTCTTAAATTACAAACAGGTGGTAATACTAAATTAGAAATTACATCTAATGGTGCAACAGTTACAGGAGGAGTAACAGCTACATCTTTTACAGGAAGTGGAGCAAATCTTACATCTTTAACAGCAGCAAACTTAACAGGAACTATTGCAGATGCAAGATTTCCAGCTGTTTTACCGGCTGTTAGTGGAGCTAACTTAACTAACTTACCTGTAGACCTTACAAATTTAAGTGCAAGTAATTTAACATCCGGAACAATACCTGATGCTAGATTTCCAGCTGTTTTACCAGCTATTAGTGCAGCTAATTTAACTAACCTTCCATCAACAGGAGGTTTAACTGGTGCAGGCAATGATGAGTTATTCATTGAGTCAGATAATGTAATGAGTAGCAACTTTACTACGACAACAAATAAAAATTATCTGAATCTTCTTCCATTAACAATTAATGCTACATTAACTGTGACAGACGGAAGTTTAATACAGTTCGTATCCGCATAAACCTATGTTAAGTAAATTATTCTTTATCATGGCTCTTTCCGGAGAGTTAAAAGGTTCTAACGGTGAACAGTTATTTGTAGAAGCAGATAGCCAAGTTAATAACAGCTTCACAACAACACCCAATAATAACTATCTTGCAATAAGTCCAATCAGCATTCCATCCGGTTCTGTTCTAACTGTAACAGACGGGGCTGTTGTGGACTTTTATTAAACAATACTATTATGTCAAAATTAAACGTTAATGAAATCGAAGCTACCAGTACTAATAGCAATGTAAAAGTTGTCGGAAAAGGTGCTGGTGGAGCGTGTGAAATTAAAGGGGCAACCAATGATGGAACTTTAAGGTTGAATTGTTCAGCACAAAGTCATGGAGTAAAATTAAAAGCCCCATCAGATACTGCGGGTCAGAATTATACACTGATCTTGCCAGATAATCAAATCGCAACAAACAAACTATTACGAGTAAAAAGCGTAACCGGTAGTGGATCTTCTGCTGTAGGCCAGTTAGAGTTTGCAGACGAGCCAAATGTAGATCTTACTGTATTAGATGCTAGCAATATTACTACAGGTACTATACCTTCAGCTAGGTTTCCTACCAATATAAGTTCAGACAAAGGATCAGTCTTTCAGCTTGCAGGGTATTCCGGTCCTGTAGTAAACAATACTTCTTATGTTCAATTTTCATTAGATGGAAGTTCTGTTTACAAAGTTATAGGTAAGGACATAAGGATGAATAATAACGGTCCCATGCTGGTCAGTTTTCCGGGCAGAAATCTCTATTATAGGACTGAAAAATGTTATGATAGTGGTGGCTATCAACTTACTCAAAACACAGAGGTTAATGTAACTTATGCCATTCTCTATTATGATGACCAAGGTAACTACCCGAGTTCAACATATAATTTTTCAGCAGAGGTAGGTACTGCTGGTGAATATGTTTATATGAATTTAAAAGGTCATGGACAGGCAAACCATTATACTTATACATATACTTTGGCATTCGCTAGAAGTTCATCACCTTTAACTAGCATAAGATTTCAAGTAGATAGTAGTACATTTGCTGCTAATTCTGAGTTTTTATTATATAAATATAAAACTTAAAGTTCAAATATTAATCAAAAATTATGTCAAAAATAAAAATAAACGAAATTGAATCTTTAGCTAGCAATGCCGATCTTCAAGTAACACCTACTGGAACAGGTGTTTTTGAAGTAGCGGGGGATGGAGACGATGGAACTTTACAATTAAATTCAGCATCTAATAGTAATAGTGTCAAGATAAAATCACCTAATGATGCTGCTGGTCAATCTTATACAATGACTTTACCAGCAAGCAATCTAACAGCAGATCAGTATTTACAGGTTGGTACAGTTACAGGAAGTGGTGCAACTGCTGTTGGTCAATTACAACAAGCAACTATTACGCCTCAAGACGGAACCCAACTTAGTGCTAGTAATGTTACAAGTGGAACTCTTCCTCCAGATAGAGTTGGAAGTTTACCCGCTACAGCAGGGTTTGGTTTAAAATTAATTAGTAAAGCAACAGTTACACAAGATGATAGTGTACAAGCAATCCAATTTACTAATTTTGATGATGGAGGCTTGTATAGAATAATTACAAAAAATCTTTTAATAAAACTAATTTCTAGTAAGGATTATAATACATATTATTCTAGTGGTGCAACGCATACAGTTAGAGGCTATTTCTTAGATGCTAATGGTCTACCACAAAATGGTATAGAGTGGGCTGAATCTTCTTCAACGTATACACCCGGACCTTACGGATGGAATAATTCGAGCTATGTTGACATAGCTGAAACTCATAGCTCAAACATCAATGTTGGAGGTAACTACATATACAACCCAATACATTCATCTTTTAGTGAAATTGAGCTGTATTCAAAAGCTGAATATGGTTACATGCGTTGTGTTGGGTGGGCTGGCCTAAACAGAACTATGAGTGTATCTAGTTTTAACTCTAGTTATAACACTAGAAGAATACATGGTCTTCAAATTAACGCATCAGGTGCTGGTGACTTCTATTATGGTGCAGGCACTGAATTTCTATGTTATAAATACGTTGAGTCTTAAAAAGGAGAAATTATGTCAAAAATAAAAGTAGATCAGATAGAAAGTTCTGATGTAAATGTAAAACTTGCACCTAAAAGTACGAATGCTGTACAGGTTAAAGGGGCTGGAAATGATGACGCTGCTGTGAAACTTACTTCTGCATCAGGTGCACATGGAGTAAAGATAAAATCACCTAATCATAGTGCTAGTCAATCTCATACTTTAGTTCTTCCTGATAATAATATTGAAGCAAATAAATTTTTAAAAGTTAAAACTGTTACTAATGCTGGAAATCAAGCAGTCGGTGCACTAGAATTTGCGACTATCGCTTCGCCAGATCTAAACAATATAGATGGTTCACATTTTACCTCGGGAACCATGCCAAGTGCTAGATTTGGACAAGCTTTTAACGCATCATCAGGAGCTTATTTAACGCTTCAAAGTTCGTCAATTGTTACCACAAGTGGTGGTGTTTCAAAATTGCAATTTTCATTTGCTCCAAATAGCTTATTTCTTCTTCATGGTAGAAAAGTAAAACTGACCTACAGCGATAGTTATTTTTATGTAAGATTTTTACAAAGTAATCCTGATGGTACTGCGGCAGCGTCTACCATGGACAATGCCATGTACTGGTTTAATTTGTATAATCAAACTAGCACCCAACAATCTTATAGCCACAGTGGAAGCTCAGCCACTTTCCAAACAGGTGTAAGTAGCGATCACTATATTATGAGTATACAAGCAAGTACGTATCCTAGATCTGGTATGATTGATTGGTTCTGCATGGGTACTGATCCGAATAACAGTAATACCACATTTCCTAGATCTGAGGGTACGTGTAGAATTAGTGATAATCTTCTTGGAGCTTCAATAGCGGGAATAGAAATAAGATGTTCATCAGCTTGGTTTGATGTTGGAACTGAATTTTATCTTTACAAATATGGAGAAACTTAATGTACACATTTACAAATACGGAGAAATTTAATGTATAAAATAGTAGACGGCGTTCAATCGCTAATGACAGATCAGGAAATTGAAGCGTTTAAACTCACTCAACCTAGTGAATCTGAAGTTCTTGCTAGAAAATGGCAACGAATTAGAGAAATAAGAAATCAAAAACTTCTTCAAACAGACTGGAGAGCTAGTAGTGATGTTACATTATCTGATGCTTGGAAGACATATCGTCAAGCATTGAGAGATGTACCTACTCAGTCAGACCCAGATAACATTACTTGGCCGACAGAGCCTAGCTAACTTTTAACTTATGGAAATACCGGTTTTATATTTACCCGAAGCCTTTGATTTCC